GTTGTTCTTTCATGTTAGGCTCCTTGGCTTTTTTTCTTTCTCTTTCATGGCTTTATAGAATTCTCTATATTGTTTTGTATATTCATAAGATTGTTTAAATATCTTATTGCATGCCTTATACAAGTTTGGCTCATACATTTTAATCTTTTCTAAATCATCAAAGAGGTGTTTACTATAAGGGCACCCAGCACAGCCTGTCCTTTCAAAGCCATACTTTAAATAGCAATCACTATTTACTATCTTGAACTTATTCTCATAGTACTTCTTGTCTTTGTTGTCATACCAGAAAATTGGTCTATAATGAGAAGCTTCTAAGCCACCATCAGAAAAGCAGTTTTTATATGCCTGGGATCTGACACCACCTTCTGAGTGCCTTATTCCAGTTACATTGAGCTTTATATGGTTCTCTTTGATGTATTTTGTAGACACATTTTTCTTAGTATAATTGCAGCATTTATAAGATATTAAAAATTTAGGCGGATTAGCAGTCATGAATTCCTTTAAGAAACGGTTCCTATTTATGCTATATCTGTTCGGTTTACCTTCTGTTTTATAATCATTACACCACCATTTAAGAGCAGATTTACATTGTGGGTATTCTTTTATTAATTCTTCGTATGGTCTGTCTTCCCATTTAAAATTGTTTCTTTGCAATAAGTTGATCACTTTGCTTACATACTTAGACAAAAAAGGCTGCCCATAAATTTGGCAGCATACAGGGACGGATTTTATAGCTTTTATGCGTTCTATTTTGATTTTGTATTTATCTTCAAGGTATTTCAGATGGTCTTTTGTAGCCTGGAATTCTAAGCCTGTATCAAACCATACATAGTTTACTTTTTTGTCTTTTTTCGTTCTTTCAATTAAATCTAGTATGATATCGCTGTCGCTGCCACCACTAATTGATATTAAGATATTCCCGAAGGTTTTACCTAAAATCATTTTAGTTTTTAAAATACTATCTGATACATGCAGATTGTCTATATCATTATTCAGAACATTAAAGTTATCTAGTTTTATAATATCTCGTTGAATTTCCATTTAAGATCCTAAATATTAATTTTTTTAAAAAACTCTTGACAAATTATTTTCATTGTATTATAATTCTAACAATTTGGTTAATTTTGGAGGATTAGATGAACAAAACGCAAGCTCTGGAAAGGTTAAAATATTTAAAAGAGCAAATTGAATATCATAATAAAAAATACTATGAAGATGACGATCCCGAGATAGAAGATTGGGAATACGATAAACTAAAACGGGAACTTGAAGAATCAGTCCCGAATTTCTATGAATCTAAAATTGGTGGTAGAGCCTCAGAAAAATTTTCAAAAATTCGGCACCAAGTAAAAATGGAAAGCCTGCATGATTCTTTTTCTATGAGTGAAATTTTAAATTTTTATAATAAAGTAGATCCCGAACAAACCCAAGAATTTGTTGTTGAGCCCAAAATTGACGGTATTTCACTTTCAGTTGAATATAAAAACGGGCTTTTAACTTGTGCTTCGACAAGAGGTGACGGGACAATCGGAGAAGATATTACCGAAAACGCTATGACTATTAAAAATTTGCCACATAAACTCAATACGAAATTAAAATATCTCGAAATTCGTGGCGAATGTTATATGCCAAAGTTGGCTTTTAAAGAACTAAATAACTTCCAAAAATATAGTGGTGGGAAAACCTTTAAAAATCCCCGAAATGCTGCCGCAGGATCTATAAGGCAAAAAGATGCTAATATATGCAAAAGTAGAAATCTCCAAATCTTATTTTTCAATGTCCAAAGAATATCAAACAAAGAATTCAAGACTCATTTGGAATCCCTGGAATTTTTAAAATCCTTGGGATTGCCTGTTGTAGATTTTAAGAAATGTGAAAATTTCGAGGAAATAGAAAAAGCAATTGAAAATATCGGCAAAACTCGGGATAGCTTCACCTTTCAAGTTGATGGCGCAGTATTAAAAATTAACTCGCTTAAAGAAAGAGACAAGCTTGGTAGTACCGCAAGCTTCCCAAGATGGGCTGAGGCTTTTAAATATCCACCTGAAATAAAGAAAACAAAATGCATTAATATAGAATTAAATGTTGGTCGCACTGGAATAATTACTCCTGTTTGCGTTTTTGAGCCTATAAATTTGGGTGGTTCGATTGTTACAAGGGCTTCGCTTCATAACGCAGATTTTATTAAAAATAAAGATATAAGAATCAACGATTTTGTTTTTGTAAATAAATCAGGAGATATAATACCCGAAATAGTAAAATCTGAGCCTGATTTAAATATTAAAAGAAACCCTGAATTTAAAATGCCTGATTCTTGCCCATCTTGTGGGAGCAAACTGGTTTTTGAAAAACATGAAAGCAATAAAATTGCAAAGTGCAAAAATGAAAATTGCTTTGAAAAAATTAAAGCCAAAATCATGCACTTTGCTTCACGTGATGCATTAAATATCAAGAATTTTGGTGAAGAAACAGTAAATATTTTAAAGTCTGAAATGAAAAACTATACAGATATTTATAAGCTTAACGAAAATATACTTAATAAATATAAACAGTTCAGAAAAGTTAGTAACTCTAACGCCCAAAGCCTTTTGTTAGGATTTGATAAGAAAATTCATTTAAATAAAACAGGCAAAAATTTATTGGATTCTATTGAAAAATCCAAAAATAGCTCTCTCGAAAAATTAATTTACGGTATTGGAATACCTTTTGTAGGGAAAGAAACTGCAAAATTTATTGCTTGCCACTTTCAAAACCTAGATAATTTGCAAAAAAGTACGCTTGATGAACTTTTGCAAATAGACGGTATAGGAACAAAAACTGCTCAAAGTATATTCGATTTTTTTCACGATGAAAAAAATATTGAAAATTTGGATTTAATCAAGAAATTTGGAGTAAATACTGATTATATCCCTTAATAAGCCTGATATTGATTCCATTTACTATTTTTTGAATTTTACATATAATCCCTGTTGCGTGATTCGTTGACGTGGGTTCATCTCCATCCCCCTGAAACTCAGGAGAGAGCAAGGTGATGAAATGCTGGATTGTATAAGAATTATCTTGGATATCATAATAAAAATTTTCCAAATAATTGAACATATAAAAAGGCGCCCGCGTTCTAAGCGTGGGCGTCGTTACAAAAATCAAAATGATTAAACGATGAACTCACAAGCGAGTCACGCTATTATTATATTCAACAAAAATAAAAAAGCAACCGTACTAGTTATACGGTAGTTAATTCATTTGGAATTATACATTTGAATTGATAAATCCGTCGGACGGACTACGCTATTATTATATTCTTAGAAAATAAAAAATCAACTCACTGTATCTACTGTTAAAGAAGTTCTACCACCATATGCATTTCCGCCTATTTTATCCGCTGAATTACTAGTATAGTAGAATAAATAAATAACATCGTTCTCTGAGACATTCACCAGTTGAGGCGATATTGTAATGCTTTCTGAATCCCCGATTTGGAGATTATCCCAACCCCAAGCTAGTGTATTGGCAGCGGTATAACTGTTTTTGACGATTCTTACGTGCCTGTTGCCTGCAGTGGTTACCGTTTCAATTGCCATTTGTCCAGAAACTAAAATCTGATTAATGTCAGAGCCTATTTTTATTCCCCCGTCATTCGTTGCTGTCAGTCTCCCATCATCTGTTGAGATCTCTAGATTCAATGGGATTATTGTATAAGTGTTGACTGACAAATTTGTTATAGCTGCGCTTAAACTTCGTGTCATTACACTTCTTGTAATATTAACTCCATTTACCTCAACGCTTTTTTCGCCTTGAGGAAAGCAATTGAATCCAGTAGAGCTTAGCAATCTATCAAAATAGATTATTGGCATCCCTCGGCTGAGCGTTAAGTTATAAGTAGTAGATCCGAATTTATCTTTTACTAGTACCTGGACATCCCACTCATAGTTATTATCTAAAGTTAAAACAGATGTTACATCATCTTGCAAATCGACATAGCTGCCATAGCTTGAATCAGTTACTTTTTTGTATCTACACTGAATTGTAATTGTATTTTTACCGTTAATACTCGAATACTCAGCATTTACATTGATATCACTTTCTGAATAAAAATTATGCTGCCTTTGTAAAGTAATAATTGCAGTTGGCAGAATCCAGTCGAGCATTGTTACATTGAGGTTTTTAGAAGCTGTCAATCCTCGACTATCGGTGACTGTAAATGTAGCTGTAACGTCTGTTGCACTGTCAATAACAATATTGCTGACTGTTGCAGTAGATCCGCTTAAAGTCATTGAATAGTTGTTAGCATTCACTGTCAATTTACAACTAGAAATTGTTGCTGATTTATTGCCAGCCAATGATGATGCTGTAAAAAGTACGGTACTTTGATTCCTGATGATTAATTGATTATTCTCTGTTAGTGTTGTACAAGTCGTGTTTGTATCTGCATAAGTGAGCGTTCCAATGCTTGGTAAACAATCATTTTGATTGATTGTATATGTTCCACCTGTTTTAGTACTTACCTGGCTCCCATATGTTACTTTTACCTTATATGTGCCACTCTTTGCATTTGGAATACTTTCATAGAATCTATTTACTACAACTGAGCCATTATAACCGCTTATAGAGGTTTTAGTCGTGGTATCATTGCTTATTTGGCTGTTATCAGCTCCCAGGATATTTACTGTAATGTTCCTGCCTAAAGGATTATAAAATCCTAAAGTTAATTTGCTGCCAATAGTCAGATTTGGCATGCTATTACAATATGGATATGCATAAGTCGAAACGCTCAAAGCGGAGCTATCAGTTGTTAGCTGAGAATCCTTACGCCTTACCCTAGTTTTGATATTATAAGTGGTATTAGCTGTTAAACCGCTTATAGTATAAGAGCCTGACGTACCATCGGAAATATTTATTCCTGTCCAGCTTGAACCGTTATTAGTCGAATACCAGATATAATCAATCGTGCTGTCACTCGACCAATTCATAATGATTGAAGTTTCAGTCTTATCATTTAAGGATTGATTAACTGTTGCGTAACGAGGGATTTTATCAAGAGTAACAGTTGCAGAACCGTTACCATACATAACATTTCCGCCTACATTTGCAGTTATGGTTGTAGACTTAGATCCGTCAGCATTATGAGGCACTGTGTATGATTTTGTGAGAAGTGTTATGCTCGCTCCAGGTTTTAATGTGAAACTTGTTGAGCTTACACTTTGCGTTGTACCGTTTACTGTTGCGCTGGCTGTATAAGTTCCGTAAGTATTAGCTGTTGAGCTTGATGATTTTGAAGCAATCAAATTGACTGTTACTGTAGATGAATTGGCTGTTGAGCCATTGCTTTTTGAACTCCATTTACAAGTAAAAGTAATATAAGAACTGGTTGAGCCAGTTCTTGTTAAATTAAAACTACCTGATGCCATTATGAACTACCTCCTGCCACTGAAACTAAACCGATGCCGTCATTTGTTATATTCCCGTTACCATCATCTAAAGTAATCGGGATGAATCTTAGCTTGTTACAAAGTGTTATTTCTTCTTCGACAACCGACTTTTTCATATGGAATTCGTCTTTGTCTACCCAATAAAGCTTGTTGCCCAATCGGTCATACCCTGCAAAGCCGACTTGATTATTTATAACAATGTATGAATGGTCCACACCATACATTTTTAAGCCACTTTTATTAAGTTCTGCAATTAAATTATTGGCTTCGTCATAAACCTCTAATTGCCCATATTCATTTAAATTTGAGCCTAATTTTAATGTCCCGCCTTTTATTAAATTTGCAGTGAGATTTATAACATTGATTGCTTGCATGTTTAATGTTCCGTCTATAGTCCATGCAGAGTTAAATGTTCCGTTTATACCATTTTGAGAGAATGCAAGCCCGCCATTGTTGATCATTATTACATTTCTAGCTTCTTCTTTTGGCAGCGTATCGACTACCAATATTTTGTCACCGTCATAAATAACATAAGAATCGCCAAGCGATTCCCAGATTTTATCGGTTGCTGCTTGCAATTCGTCACTTACTATTACTTGAATTGTAGCGTTATTTTCATCAATTTGTTGTTGCGTTGAGCTTGTTATGCCACTTACTAAGTTTGATAGTTTCTGTTGGAAGTTGCCGAATTCTAGCTCTGTATATTGTTTTAAAATGCAATCATAATCATAAGCTATTAAATGTGTAATCAAATTTATCCCTAATCTTTCGTCAATTACTGCTATAGTGTCCCCAACATCGCTGATTTTCTCAAGATTAGCTTTTAAAGTGTAATTGACTTTAGGAACGCAATTTTCCTCAAGATAATTCTGAGCTTGTATTCTTAAATCATCGATGATAGCTTCGTTATATGCATCCTCTGTTTCATAATCTTCTTCCTCTATATCCTGAGAGAACGAAACGGTTTTAGTGTAAGGGAGAGCATATTGTGTATCGCTATATAAATACATTTCTGGTAGCAAGGCACCGTCTTTACCAACTGGCATTAATTTAGTGACAACATCATCCCAATTTTCCTCGCAAGTTATTTCCTTTAAATTCTTTGCGTATCTGACTGTAACCCCGTTATCTTGACCAATGCTGTTTCTTATTTGAATATTGAAATTGTCTCTGACAAGATGCCCGCCCCAACGCTCTAAAACCGTCGAAATTGCCTCATACAGCGATTTTCTTACACACCTAAATGATTTTATCGTCTGGACATCAGAAAGCGTTGTAAAGGGGCTTACGTTGTCTGTAGCCATATTCAAATGGTCTAATGCATCGTTACAATTCTTTTCGACAACATAACTATCAGCTATTAAATAATTTTCGCTATCATAGAAGACATGATAGCATCTTGTTTTTATTTTAAATCTTGTCTTTTCCACGTTCCCCACTCGAAAGGCTTGATCACCCTGGGGAGTGTCGGCAATAATGATATTGCCTTCAACCAAATTGTCTACATAATCTAAATTGGTTTCGAGATCCAAATAAAAAGAGCCATTGTCCTCTTTATGGACTTTGGCTCTTAATGGATTTATAACTAAATCACCATTTGATGAAAAACTTGTATCAGTTATTCCAAATAATCTTATCATCTTGTTAGCTTCCCATCTTGAAATTATTTTTAATTTTCAATAGAATCTGACAAGCGTAACTTGGGAGTACGGGTTCATTGCTTCTATTTGTTCTTACTCAGAGCAGAAAAGAGGTGATGATTATGAGAGAAAAGATAATTCAAATTTTAAATATTATTCTATTAATATTACAAATCTTGAGTTTCTTTGGAATTCAATATAAACAATACCGTGCTTCAGACACGGTAGTAATTATACTATACAGATAATGAACCCGTAACCAGGTTACGCTATTATTATATTTGCCAAAAATAAAAAATCAATCAGCGAGGGCTGTTTTTCTTGTTTTTTTATAAGTTTAGATGGTTTTATGGGTATTTGCCCTCGCCTTATCGGGAATGTTATTTAGCATTCCCGACTATTTCTTTGTATTGTTCCTCAGTGATCACGCCTTTTTCTTTAGCAATCTCCACTTGTTTTTCATTCCAAAGTCCACGATCAAAGTTCTTTTTAATTAATTCGAAATTCATATTATTTTCCTCCTTACATATTTAAAACGTTTTGAAATTCCAAAGCTGCAGCTATTCTTTCTTCTGCTGAAACTTCTGGCTCAGGAGCAGGTGCGTTTCTTAATTCCTCAATCTGATTGATTGCTTCTTCGTCGCTTGTAGAAACGCCAATGCCCATTTGGGATTTGATAGCTGCTAAGTTTTGAATAGCAAACATGACTTGTCCAGCTTCATCGGTTTCTACTATATGAGTAAAAGCTTCTACTGCTGGATAGTCTTTTTTAACCCTTTCAGGCGTTGCTAATTCCCCATTTGGGAACATATAAGTTTTAGAACCATCGTATTTTTCAATTTTAATCATATTAAATCTCCTTTAATTAATTTATTGTGGCATCTTTAATTTTTATATAACCTGTGATTGGTGGTGTGAATGTTAATTCTTGCATTGTTGCTGACGTTTCTTCGCTTGCCATACTACCAAATTTATATTTAGTGCCTGGGTATACAAAAACTTTGCTTTTAATTTGGAATGCATCAACAGTATCATAAGTTCTGGTAGTAGATCCTTTGTCGCCACCACCAAACAAAGCATAACTCCCAACTGTTGTTGCGCGTGCTCCTGTCCTACTAGGTATGATTTCCGTTGGTGTTGAACGAATTAAATTACTGTTATAGGCATCAACTGCTGATTGGTAGACATCACCATTTTTACCACCCGCAAACAAAGCATAATCACCAACGGTTGTTGCGGCTAAACTATATCTTGCAACACTTAATTCTGTTGGTGTTGAGTGTGTTAAGGTTGTGTTATATGCATCTACCGTTGAAAGATAAGTGCCATTATATCCACCACCAAATAATGCATAATCACCAACGGTTGTTGCGGCTAAATTATATCTTGCAACACTTAATGCTGTTGGCGTTGAACGTGTTAAGCTTGTATTATAGGCATCTACGGTTGAGAAGTAACCACTACCATCACCCCCACCAAATAATGCATAATCCCCTACTGTTGTGGCTGCTAGAACGCGCCTTGCAACACTTAATGCTGTTGGGGTTGAACGTGTTAAGCTTGTATTATAAGCATCTACGGTTGAGAAGTAACCACTACCATTACCCCCACCAAACAAAGCATAATTACCAATTGTTGTTGCGGCTAAAGAATACCTCCCAACACTTAATGCTGTTGGTGTTGACCTTGTCAAACTGGTGTCATATGCATCAACTGTTTGGTAAAAAGTCGAACCGCTATTGTAACTGTATCCACCACCAAACAAAGCATAATTACCAACTGTTGTTGCGGCTAAAACAGCCCTCCCAACACTTAATGCTGTTGGTATTGATCGAGTTAAACTTGTGTTAAATGCCTCAACTGTTGCAAAGTAATAGTTACTAGCAAATTCACCCCCACCAAACAAAGCATAATCGCCTACTGTTGTTGCGGCGTGAGAAGTCCTTGGATCTCTTAATTCTACATTTGAATTGGAAAAGAAAACATTTGAATTTGCATTATCAAACGTAATCGTAGCATACCCACCACCACCGCCACCTTTTCTCGAGATTATTGCCTGTGCCATTTATCTCACCACCTTTAATTGAATCGGAATATCAATTGCTGGCAATTCTTCGAAACAAGTAGCAGTTATAGATCCATCTGCAGTTTCTATCTTAGAAACCGACATCCAGGCTTCAATTTGAGTTAGTGCTGTTGGTGTTGATTGATCTAAAACTACATCAGCAATCGGAGTGTCAGTTGCTAAGATTCCTGTAACTGAAACTGTTTGAGTGTAAGGCGCTGCAGATCCGCTCCAACCACTTGCCAAGAGTGTTGCGGTGTATAATACCGTTGTTGCTTTTGCATTCAATAGATTATCTGCCTCCGTTTTAGTGTAAAGCTCCGATTGATTGTATGTTTCGGACTTTTGATAATAATTTACTAAATCATCTGTTGTGTTCGTGACAAACACACCATCGTTAGCAAAATCACTTAATTTAGTTGGTTTGTTTTCCAGCTCATTAAAATCTGTGGTGCCTGGCGCACCTTTAAGCATTAATACTTTTACATTTGGATTAGTAACAAATTTATCGCTCATTATTTTCTCACCCCTTTAATAAGTCATATCTTTTTCTATCTTTAAAACCCCTTTGCGGATCGTGAATACATCATGATTTACTCCAATTTGTAAATCATAAAAGTAGTTCCCAGGCTCAAGGGTTTTAGTGTCTGTTGGTGCGACCCGAACTCTATATGTTACAGATTTTTCATCTGAACCTACTATTTCAATCCCGTCATTTAATGATTTTTGAAATATATAATCATAATCATCATAATTCGATTTGCATGAAAAATAAGCAGTATCAAGGTTTTGAACATCTTCGTCAAACTCAACTTGTACTGCAAATGCTAAAGTATCACCTCGGACCATTTTTACGTTTGTATTAGCCATGAAATCCCTCCTTTAAATCCACCTGGAGTAGTTTTCAATTTCAAATTCTTCTACATCTCCCGTCCAGCTAATTTCGTTTTTGCCTACATTCAAAACAAAGTTTTCGTAGTTTCCAGTGACTAATCTATTTTTAAGCGTTCCGTCCTTATAAGCTTCAAGCTGCCCCGAATCAATAGTTATATATTCTTCATCGCCCAATTGGATCACGAATATTTGGACATCATTAAGGCTTAAATTGATTGTTCCGCTCCCGTAGATAGTCATAATCGGTTTTGATATATAATTACCGTTGTTTCTAATGGTAAAGCTTTCTTCACCATCGTTTCTTAAGCCAAGATTCAGAGTAAAATTCATTGCTGTATTTCCAGCAATGTAAAAATATATATAGTTATAAGTTTTGGCTTCGTTTAATGTAGTTGAAATTGTTAGAGTAGTATTGTTTTGTAATGTTACGTATTTTCCGCCAAACGAATTAGCATTTGACGGGCTATCATATATAAGCCTTACAGAGCAAGCGCTGACTGCAGTTCCGCTCCCCAAGGCACTAAAAGTATAACTGCCAGGGTTTAATCTCACAGCGTTTATAGGCATATAAAATTCTGTTGCTGCTGTGCCAGCCCCACTTATAGTAATGCTGCCATTGCTTGCTGTTAGCGTTATTCCGTTGATTGTTCTTGTATAATCATTAAAACTTAATAATTGATTGACCACAGTATAAGTTTTCATTGTTTCTACACTGGAATATTTAAAAGGCTGTACATGCATTGTTACAGTAGCAGTCCTAAATCTTATTAATCTCTCAAAATCTATTTGATTTAATATCTGATAGTTATAATATTTATCAGGTTCGTTGGAAAAAGTAACAGTACCTTCGCTATTAAAGAATGCGATTATATCATCTATATCAAAATCATAAGATAATCCAATATCAAATGATTTATCATAAGCTGCAAACCCAAGTTTAGTAATAATATCACCGTCTCGACCGTCTATTTCTTCGATTTGAGTTCGGATCTGAGGTTTCACCACAGGAGGTAGAGACTGAATTATTAAACCTTGCAGTTCGCTGCTGCTTTTTCCGTTTAAAATTATTTCATTCAGCACATTTACACCCCCTCTAGCTATAAATCGCCCTGGCAACCGTTTTTTCAACGAATTTGCCCATCGTCTCATCATCCATCTCTATGGTCATTTCACTTAGAGCCTGTTTAAATGAATCAACAAGCATATTATATTCATATTGATCATTCCTATTTGATAAGTTGTCGTTTAATGTTCTATTTAAGTTAAGCCCAGCCAATAATGAATTTTGCAATTGGGCAGCTACCAACTTAATCCACTTGGTATTCTTTTCAAGCGGAACAATCGCTTCTGCTCCGTCCTCACCAGCAATAACCGTTCTTGCCCCATCGTCTATGACACCACCATGGGCTAGCCTTGGAAGATTGACGTTACCGAGTTTCCCTATATTCACACCAGGTATCATATTTATTAAATCAATTGCGCCATTTATTAATCTGATTGCACCGTTAATCGTATTTTCGATCATTGAAATAACACCGTTAATTCCACTTTTCACCGCGCCACCGATTGCATTTGCAATATTGGTACCAAGTGAGCTAAATTTGTTTTTAATAGTATCCCATAGACCGCCAAAGAAACTTCCCCAGTTTGAAAAGACATTTTTTACGGCTGTCCAGGCAGCGTTAAATGTATTTTTGAAAAAGTCTTTTACAGCACCAAAGACATTTTTAATATTATTCCAGATATTTTTAAAGAAATCAGCCCATGTATTGACTATTCCTTTGATCCCTTCCCAGGCATCTCTCCAGTTACCAGTTAAGACATTTTTTACAACACTAAATATCTTTGCAATAGAATCCCATATGGCTTTAAAGAAACTGGTTGCTACATTCCAAACTGCTTTAATAGCTTCCCAGGCAACTTTGAAAGCTCCACCTAGTACTTCTTTGACTACACTAAATATAGCTTTAATATTTTCCCAGATTGTTTTGAAGAAAGGAACAGCAACATCCCAAACAACTTTAATCAATTCCCAGGCAACTTTAAATGCTGCGCCCAAGACATCTTTTACAACGCTAAATATAATTTTGATATTTTCCCAGACCGTTTTAAAATATGGAGCTACCAGATCCCAAACCACTTTTATTAATTCCCAGGCTTCCTTGAATGCGCTACTGATTGAATCAATAATAGGTTTGACCGTTTCTCCGATAGAAACAAATAAATTACTAAAAAATTCTGATACAGGTTGCCATACTTCCTTAATCTTTTCCCAAGCTTCGGAAAACCATTGGGACAAAGCTTCAATAATTGGCTGAGCGGCACTTTTGATACCTTCCCATAGCCCAATCCAGAAGTTACGAAATGCCTCAGATTTATTCCATAGAACAACAAAAGCAGCTACCAGAGCTGCTATTCCTGCAACGACCAATCCGACTGGATTGGCGTTCATTGCTGTATTCATGAGCCATTGAGCGGCAGTTACCGCCTTTTGAACTATTTCTAAGGATTTCCATCCTTTTGTCATAATATTAATAGCAGTTGTATAACCAACATACGTTGCAATTCCAGCAGCCATTGCAGTTAAAGCACCAACAAAGAAATCGCTGTTATCAACTACAAACTGTATCGCCTTGCCAAGTGCTGAAAATACATCTTGTACAATTTTTTTAAGACCATTTAAAGCGCTTGCTATCTTTTCTGAACCAAATGATTCGATAATGTTACCCATACCAGTTGCAATGGCAGTTTTAAGGTTATCCATACTGGTTTGGATACCGCCAGTGGAATCTTTGGCTTGTTGCTGAAAGGATGCAAGACCACCACCGCCTTCGGAATCAAGCTTTATAAGGGAATCTATAACCTGTTGAGTGGTGACTGTCCCATCTTGCCAAGCTGCAAATAAATCCTGTGACTTTTTCCCTGCGCCCATAACGCTTTCTGCAATTTGGTTCATCTGTGCTGGCATGGCACTGTTTATAATCTGCCAGGCTTGGGCATCAGGTTTTCCTTTAGCAATGATTTGATACCATTGTTCCATAGCACTGTTTGCAACTTCTTGCCCTTGACCGCCTGCCAGCGTTGCATTGTTAAGTGCAAGTGTTAAATCTGTTGCCTCACCAATATTCCCGCTCAAAGCTGCATATTGTTGCTGAGCGCTTATAATACCAGGGAGAGTAGTTGGCAATCCTAAGATACCAGCTTTTAATTTATCTGTTGTTTCTGTTACTTCTTCGGTCGAATATCCTAAATTTTCCATTGTCTTTTTGTAGGAATTGATTGTATCGACACGAGATATTGCTGCTCCAAGTTGATTGCGCATAGCACTTGCCAGCTTTTGGATCCCCTGAGTGACTAAATTAGCCAGTACCCCTTTTAAAACAGTGAATCCGCCACTTGATTTTTCAGCACTTTCTCCAGTTTCATTTAAGGATTTTGTCAATTCATCAGATGCAGATTCCGCTTCATTAAGTTTAGATTTGTTTTCCGCTAGTTCTCCGTCTAATTCAGACATTTCTGATTCAAGTTCTTTAGCAGCATCTGAATTTTTGCCTTGCTCTAAAACAACATTAGAGTATTGATCTTTTAATGATCTTAGCTTACTTTCTTGATCTGAAATAGTGGATTTTAGCTTTTCATAAGTAGTACTTGATTTATCCGCTTCGCTACGGTTTTTTGCCATTTGAGAATCAAGGTTTGAAAGTGCTTTTTCAGTTACTTTTATATCCGCTTCTGCATTCTTGATTTTGACTCCCATGTCCTGCATGGATTTACCATTGGCATCTTGGTTCTTCGTGCTTTTGTCTACTTGTTTTGATAAGTCATCAACAACTTTTTCTTGAGCTTTGTATTCTGACGAAGTTGTCCCAAGGGTTTTCCCAATGTAGTCGAGCTTTGCCTTTTCTTCTTCATATTTTTTTATTAAAGCATTATGCTTATCTGTGTTGGCAATATATTGTTGATTCATTGCAGCATATTGCTGTTTTAAAGTAGAAAGCTTATCTTTTTGCAATCCAAGTTTAGTTGTTAGGTCTGCACTCTTGGCTGACAAGGTTGCCATAGATTTATCGTTTCTATCATAGCTCGCAGCCGAGGCTCTCATTTCTGCTGATAACTCTTTAAGGCTATAAGTAATTTGTTGTAGGGCTCTCCGATAGTCGGCTTCGCCTTGCAATTTTATTGACCCACCGAAACTATTGCTCAATATTATTCACCCCCCTTTTAAAACCATTCTTGAGCTTTCTGAGATTTAACATATGCTTCTTTATAAGTCATATTTGCGTTCTTAAGTCTCATTTCATAATCCCAATCATCTTTGTAATGACCATATAATTTGTCAAACAAAGTGAGTGTTAATCTTCCAGTCTCTTTATGAGAAAGTTTCAATTTTGTTCGACCAATAAAATAAAACCATGAGAAGTCAAGGACTGGATCTACTTCTTCTTCATGGATAATTCGTTTTTTTCATTGCTTTTAGTACTTTTGACAACCGTATTACTTAAAGCTGTTGCTGCTTGATTTATTCCGATTTCTGATACCATTCTTCCAACTTGCTTTAATGTTAATGGCGGATCATCAGTACCATTTTCCTCATTGCTAATATCAATGCCTTCGTTGAGCATGGCAGCAAATCCATATTTAAGGGCTTTGACGTTTGGCTCACCATTTTTAGGTTCACACATCGCACCCCATTTTTCGATGCTTTCATATTCATCCTGAATTGCTTCCATTACATTCAAGTTAAAGACTAATTTATAATCTTTGTCTTTATATTGGATTGTTGTACTTACATCTTTCATCTCATTTTCCTCCAAACCAAATAAAGAGCGGAATTATCCGCTCTAATTTTATTGTTCTGAATCAGTCCAAACAGCATATAAAGTTGTGTTTTCAGTTACAGTGTAAGGGCTTGTTGCATCAGCTGTTGATGCAGAATCTGTCGTTGCCCAACCTGAAAAGGTTTTTCCAGTAGGCGGTGTTAAAGTAGATCCGTTATTAAGTGTTACGGCACTTCTGGCAGTTACAACAACAGGAGTGATTGTACCAGTGCCACCGTTGGCATTATAAGTAAGTGTAACTGTAGGTGAGGCTGCCATAAGCCCTTCAAGATATGAGATTGCCTCTGCTTTAGTTGTAAATGTTTGGGCAACAGACCAATTCCCATTTGCAAGAGCAGCAACCGTGCCTTCGATTTCAGTTGTTGCAAATTCCAAAGATTCGCCTTTGGTAGTGTTTTCTGCACTCGGCTCTGAAAATTTCACTTTGTACAGAAACTCAACCTTATATTTATAAACGCCAGAAACCATTTTCGTAACAACTCGTCCCAAACCTACATAAGGAGCTGTATCATTAGCATTCCTGGTCATTTCCCCATCTTCTGTGATTGTATGACCAAGGAGTGCTGCCATTGTTGTAAGATCATCTTCATCGATCCCCATTGTTACAGTTCCGCTCTGGAATGATGTATCACTTTCTGCCAATGTATCATCAGCATAAAGTGTTGCAGAGTTATTTGAAATTTCTACATTACAAGAAACAGCTTTACCTGGTGTTTTAGCACCATTATAAGACGGAGTTCCGTCTGCTGCCTCTGTTAACATTGAATATCTAAAATTAGTAAGTCCTATTTTTGCCATTAGTTATTTCCTCCCTCATATAAGCAAAATTTAATGTTTTGTGATAATAGCCTGTGTCGACCTCATAGAAATCTGGGCTTGACCGACTAGGCTGCCAAATAAATCCATTCTGTTTTAATAAACTTTTTACACTCTCAATAATATTTGTGTAATTGCCTTTTGAATAAATATCAAAATCATAATA